GCCGCCCTTGGCATGGTGCATATGCTTCAAGGTCTCGGCAAGATGAGCTTTTTTGGCAAGCTTCGGATTCTTGCTGTGCTCTGCCTTGGCAAGCTTCTTCGCAGGAATTTTTTCGCCTTCAGGAACATGAAGTGCCTTGTGCAGCGAGCCTGGGTGTTTAATTGCGCCCTGAATCCACTTGGCTTTGCCGCCAGCCTTGCGAGGCATAGCCGCCGCTGCAGTCTTAGACATCGAGTCGGCAACCGGATTCATGCCGATAGGACCGCCGCCAAGCTTGTGCTTTGCAGCTCCACCGCGCTTCATGCCGCCAATGTGCTTCGTGCCGACGCGCTCATCGTTCGCCATTTTTACATCGCGATTGATTAAATTGTCAGGCGTCAAATAGCGCTCTGCACGACCGCCGCTCTTGCGAGGTTTGCGACCTGCATGGTGATGGGCATCTTTACCGTGATGTTTGCCAATTACCTTACCACCCTTCTTAAATTGGCGAGGCGAAAGAGGACGCATACCCGTCTGTACGGTAGCGTCTTCGGCGTCAGGAGGCGTATAGCCAGACGCATCAATCGGAGTTCCACGGGGATCCGGCCCTACAAGCCTTTGGGCCTTACTTTTTAGCGCTGCGCGAGCAGTCTTGGCAGTTGACGACATTTGTTCTCTCCTCGGAGGGGTTATTACGGGCGTCCCCGTGTGTGCTGCTGGGCAATCGTTACGGCTTCGTGCAGCGGCGAGCCGGATCTCGGAACAACAGAAAGGGCGTGGTCAATTAAAAAATTATTTATTCGACCACCACGCTTGTGATTTATGCCGTTGTTTGGTAGACTTTTTTCGGAGGTATTCCCCGTGTCAGTAAAACCAACATTAGATGGTAAGCCAGTGGCGTTCGTTGCCGATGACAACGGACGGGTTGCATATGTATTCGCTGGCAAATTTACCGCCAAACGTGACGCAAAAGGCGTCTGGACATCACCAAGTCCCCCCGTCACAGGCGGCGTGATAGCAGAAGAATTTACACGTTTGCCAGATAAATTGGCGATGGATTTGTTTAACGCAGCTCGCACGTCGTCTTCAGTCTGACCTGTACGATTCAGATAAGCGTTCCACGCAGATTGATAAACATCGCGAGATTTAGCGGCAACATCATTGTATGTTTGCATATTAGCCGGATCTGTAAGATCCAAGTTTCTAACTTGCTCAAATAAATGATGACCTTCTGCTTTTTTGGCAGCTTCAAGCTCTTTAACGGGCAAATAATACTCAGTTAATTGACCATTTGGCATCCTTAAATCGAAGGCGGATACGCGCCAGCCAAAATCTTTTGGTTGCAACATTTTATCAACATCTGGCTTTACGATTTGAGCGCCAAAATCATTTAGCCTCTGGGTCACTTCGGGCAATTGATTGATGTCATCCAAAACAGTTTTAAAACGATAACTGTCGCGGATATGCTCCACGTCGTGCCAAGGCTTTGTTTCCAATATGCTTGGACGATTGGCTTTATTGACGATGCTATCCGGTGTTTTTACGTTATCGCCCGATTTCGTTCCTAGATCACGATCAAGATCCCCAAGGAAGGATTGAACCTGGGGTTGATTTTCAGATGTTAAGAAATTTAATTGTTTAACTTTCTGATCTTGAGGCAAATAAGTGTCCACAGGGTTAATAATTTTAGACAAATCTTTTGGTGCAGGAGGCAAACCTGCTGGGCGGACTGAACGCGCAATGTTCAACGCTTCATTTTCAGCAGCGCCAGCTCCTCGCATAGGCATCAAATTCAAAAGAGCGTTTTGATAATCGCCCTTCTGATAGTTTTCCTGTGCGCTCATCGGATCAACCGGCAAAAGATCCGACAAGCCAAAAGACGACTTACCTGCACCCTCGGATCCTAACAGACCGCGCACAAAATCCCTTCGTGGCGTAGTAGGTTGCTCACCAAGCATGGCCGAAGCCAGCGTATCCCGCATTGTCGGCTGGGTGGGCGAGATCGTAGCACCTGGCAGCTTGGAAACAGCAGCGTCAATCTGATCTTGCGTCATCCCGATTGGCGTCTGATCGCCATCACCGCCATCATCAACAGCGCCGTCAGTCGCATAACCCTTGCGGGCAAAATGCTTGGCAACCATTAGGAAATGATGACGATTATAGCTCATCAGCCGGCCCTTACATCGTTAGGATCAAGCGCAGGTTCGTTGCCTTCCAACCGATTCAACATATCAGGCTGAATTAAAGACGTGACCAACGGCATAATTTGCGGGTTCTTCGCCAATTCTTCGGCAAGCTTGATTGCCGCCAACCGTTCACGGCTTTCGCGATCCCGCTTACGGTTTTCGGCATCCAAAATCGCATCCTGATTTTTCTGCTCGATCTCCTGCTTGCGAACCATAATGTCCGCAACCTTGAGCTGATCAGCTTGAGGATTACCGCCAATTCCGCCCTGCGCCCCTTGCTGGACCTGCGCCACCTTAGCTTGAGCCGTGATCATCTTGGCTTGAGCTGCCATCTGATCGGTCTGGATTTTGGCCTGAATGGCCATAAGCTCAGGAGGCGGAGACTGTTGCGCTTGAGGCGGAGCCAAAAATTGCTGTGGATTACTCCAGCCAATTGCCTGAAGCGCCGCCGTATCAATCGCAATCGGATCATACATCGACGGATTAGAAGCCTGTAATTGCTTTAAAGCCATGATTTTCATCACGCGCTGGGCATGGCTTGCCGTGTTTGGATCAGCCTGTGGCACAAGGTCGCAGTTTTCCAAAGCCCGCAAAAACGTCTGTTCATCCCACGGTTTGGCCGGACGCTTGTTGCGCTGCCAAAAGCTTTCAGGATTTTCTTTAAACAGACGCGCCAACATTTGAAACTCTTCGGCCTGTGCGGCGTGCATACGCTTATGAACCGAGTTCATAACCTTGGTGGCTTGCTCGATCATTGCCAACGTCGTGCCGACCGGCGCATCAGCTCGACCTTCGCCAACCTGTTGCTCGCTTGTTCCGCCGATCCGCATCCCCGTCTCAGCCATCGAGGCGGTCAGGTTCATAAGGCCTGGCCCCACATCCTTATAAGGCAATGGCATAATGGCTTGATTGATCGGCATACCGCCGGTCTTGACCAATGCACCACCGCCAGGCGGGACGCGGAAAATATTCGTATTCTGGCGAGCGCCAGTGTCGGACATAAGAAAGCCAGGGAAATTGGCGTACATCCCCGCGTCCAACATCTCGCGCCAAGCAGCCGTCAGCGCGTTCGTCGTGTTGCCTAAGATGTGCAGGAGACCCAGATCATAAAACCCCAGCCCTGGTACGAACGTGTACTTAACAAAATTGACGCGAGCTTCGGGTAGCGCAACATCATCTTCGTCGTAATTGCGAACGATAGAAAGGATCTGCTTCGATGATACGTCAATCGTAACGCGGTAAGGAATTTCAAGACCGCTCTCCTTGCCTTTGTATTTGTGCTCAAAACCCTTGATATCCAACTCGCAATAGCACTCGTAGATCTCACGATCCCGATCCTCTGGATTGCTGGTATCCGGCGAAATGCCCTGCTGCGCCTTCTTTTCCAACTGCACCGCATCAAGCTTGGCAGCGGTTGGCGCCGGAAGCTCAATATCGCGGTAAACGCCAAGGATCTGCAACCGCTTAACCACGCTTGGCCGCATCATCGAACGATGGGTGATTCGCTTGGCGTTACGAAGATCCGTCGCCTCGTTGTTTACAATCAGATCATCGGCGTCGACCGACTCGATCACTGGCCGATTGCGTAGCGGGCAAAAGTAACCCTTCTTGAACGCCGTTCCGCCAAAGCCCAACATCAGCAACATTCTGTCCGTGTCAGGATAATATTCTGTCGCAACTGCCGTTAGGTAATGATTCATATCCTCTTCAAGAGCGTTTGCGTCTTGGTCTTCTTGAAGATTGGCGTTGTTGTTGTCGTCTCTTATCTTGACCGGCCCGTCAGTTGGCAATAGTTCGGATCTCGCATTCGCCTGAAACCGCAATACAGCTTCGAGCAATAGCGGGTGCCTGACCCGTGACATACCTTCCACGGGAGCGCCATCGGCTGCCCCTGATAGCCCAGGGACTTCAATCTTGAGGCCGAGGAGCTTGAGCCCTTGCGTTCTGTCTTCGATCCACTCTTGTCGGCTTTGGGTGTCTTCTCTAATTCCACGAAGCAGCTCCTCAGATATTCTGGACAGCTCATCTTCAGTGATTTCGTCGACCAGATTGTCAAACCAACTGCCCTTCTTGCGTTCGCCGGCTTCGCCCAACGGACGCCCATCAAGGCTAACCGTCACGGATCCATCGTCGTGAACAATCTTGAGGATTGCGCCGTTCTGGTCGATCTCAGGCATATCTCCGCCTTCATCGGCCATTTCGACGATAATATCGGCGCCTTCAGGCTGATCGGGATCTTCCGGCGCAGCTTGGCGGATGTTCGGCATAAGGCCTGGCGTTAATGGCATGGCGGTCGTCCCAAATCAAAGAAGCCTGAAAATAGCACAATTCAGGCAGGATACAACGGAGCAGGTTCTTTTGTAGGCATACGCTTGATTTCATCGAGCTCAGATTGACGCTCCGCAGCCCGTTGCAACATTCCCAAGTCACGCAGATGACGAAGCGCCTGACTGACCGTATCGACCAAATCATCGTGCTTGCCCTTCGGAAATACGCTGACTTGCTGAATTACCATGTCGGCCCACACTTTGTCCGGCGCATAAATCATGCCTTCGTCAAACAGATGTTGGACGGAATAAAGCCGAGCCATCTTGTCAAGGCGACCCACCGGCTGAAGCTGAACCGCAAAATTCTCATGGCCGTAAAGGCGGCGCAGCTCTTGGCTGACCGAGATCCCCGCCGCTGTCGATTCGATCAAAAGCTTGTCAACCTTCCGCAGCCGGCAGGTCGCCGCCACCTTCTTGACCAGCTCATGGATCGGCAGCTTCTCTTGCCATGCGTCGATCAGCATCACCTTTGGCAGCATCTCGCCATAGGTGCGCTCGATCTGGATCGTCTTTCCATCAGCGCCAAACAGCTTGTTGCCTTGACTGACCGAATCAAAGCTAAAGATCCCCCACACCGTCAAAGCCGAGTAATCGCCTTCGGACTTTTCCGTGTACGCCGTATCGAGCGAGGCTAGAATATAGTCAAACTCAGGGAATTGCGTATCGGTGTCATCCCATTTGAGCCACGACTCGTTGCGGATAATACCGCCACCGCGAGGCGCCGGCTCTTGCTGCATCTGTCCGGCGAAAGCATATTCGCCCATGATCTTACGGTCGCGATCCACCACATCCTGCGGGAACCGATCAGGAAATAGCAATTGTCCGGCTTCCGTTCGAATGTCCGTATAGCCCAGTTTGGTCGGATAATCGCGCAGCGGATCGTACAACATCGGCAGCATGATGTGATCATAGCCGAGCTGACGGTCAAGGATCTCGCCGCTGATATCACCTTGATGGAGGCGCTGCATCACGACGATGATCGAGCTTCGGTCTGGATTGTTGACGCGGGTCGGGACGGCTTCGAGGAACCATTCGACGGTCGTTTGCCGCTGTTGTTCGGAGTTCGCGCCTTCGACGCTGTGCGCGTCGTCGATGATGACGAAATCGGCACGGGCGCCGGTAATCGAGCCGGCAGATGTCGCTTGCCGCCAGCCTGTGGCCGTGTTTTCAAACTTGGTTTTTTGGTTTTGGTCCGCCGTTAGCTTAACGTGAGGCCAACGCTCTTGGTACCATTCGGACGTGATCAGGCGCCGCATACGCATATTATCACGAACGGCAAGCTCTTGACTGTGCGAGGCGCAGAGGAAGCGCGTCGACGGCATATTGCACGGACCCCAAACCCACGCCGGCATAAAGACGCCAATAAGAAGCGACTTCATCGTGCCTGGCGGTACGTTCACCAGCAGACGATTGTATGGCTTGCCGTCGATTTCTTGGCCGTCAACCATCGCTTCCAGATGTTCGGCGATGAAATCAATATGCCAGCCGTGTGTGTAAGGTTGTCCTGGCTCGACCTGATCCCACGACATCTTGACAAACGTCGCCAACGACGCTTCGCATTCAATGCGGTCGCTTTCCAGAAGCTCCGCCTCAATATCAATGAAAACGCCGCCGCCAAGGTCGAGCAGCATTATTTAGTCGCCACTTTGGCCGCAAGAAGCGCCTGACGGACTGTTTCCCGCTGATCGGGATCTAACTCACGCCAATCGACCTTTGACGTCGCTTCGGTCTTGATCGCGCCGCCGTCAGCGCCGGTCAACTCGGTCAACGTCCGATCCCCGTACTTTTTCGGGGCCATCTTTGAAGCCGCCCACTTTCGGGCATCCATCTGCAAGCGTGCGATGTTGGCGTCGGTCGCCGTGTCAGCGATGGTCACGATCTGCGCCGCGAAAAGATCCGCCTGTTTCTCGCGTGCGCGCGCGTATCGCTCCGCAAAAGTAGGGTATTTTTCTAACCACGTATAAACCGCAGTCTTACCTGGCATTCCTTCCATTTCCGTAATTTGATGCAAAGCATGACCATCCGCAATTAAATTGCAGATTTTTTCGACAATTTGCTCAGAATAGGTCGAAGAACCGTGTATTTTGTCGGTTTTTGCAGTTTTAGTCATAAAACCCCTCATAAACCGCCGAGACGACGATAATCGCCTCGACGGATAGCATAAATTGCGGATTAATCAAAGTCCGGCTTATGAGATGGTGCTAATTTGGCGTTACGCAAGGCGGCTTGGCCGAGCGGAGTATCGGCAAGCATACCGAGAGCGTGCAGATAAGTATCCATAATCGCTTGCTCTGCTTGGCGTTCGGCATCGGACTTTTTACGGGATGCGATGA